TGTCTGACCAATACGGTGGCAACGCTTAGCCGCCTGTGCGTTCACCGCCGGAACCCAATCCATCTCCACAAACGCCACCTGATTCGCAGCCGTCAATGTAATCGCCGTAGAACATGCGGTGATCTGGCCGATGAATACCCGCACCTTTGGGTCTGTCTGGAAGTTGTCAATCGCCGCTTGACGGTCGGCTGTTGCCATTCCGCCTGCGACCACCACCGGATTGAAGTCCTTCAGCTTATCGTACAGCGTCTGGATTGCGTCGGTGTGGTAGGCAAAGATAACGATCTTGTCGTAGGCATCATCAGCCAACTCGCCAGCTATCTGTGTGGCGATGGGCGCTGCCTTGGCCGTACCAGTTAAGCGGCGTAGTGACGCGATGTGAGGGGCGAGGCTTTCAATCTCTGAAGACAAGTCTTGGTTTGTCAGCGAATGCGCGAGGATCATATCAACGGCTTCGGCTTGGCGTGGATCGTCGATGTGTTTGCGGTCGCTCCAGTTATCAATCTCAACTGGTGCAGATTGCCACCATATTGGAGGTAAATCTTTCAGCACCACCTCGCCCTTACGGCGCAGCATGATTGACTTCAGCACGGTCTTGAACTCATTCATGCGTTCAGTCTTGTTGCCAAGAATTTGTAGCCCAAATGGGCTACACCATGTCTTGCAGAAGTAGGTCGTAAACTCGGTGAAGTTTAGAGGGTACTTCCATATAGCCTTGAGATGCGTCCAGAAATCGCTGACGTTATTAGGAATGGGAGTACCACTAAGAAGCCAAACACGATCAGCGAAACGAACAAGCCCATCGCCGCGACAGTACTGACCATATAGATACTTTGTGCGCTTAGCAGTACGGTTCTTGAGATAATGCGCTTCATCCAAGACGAGGACTTCTGGTTCAAACTTGGCAATCTCATTACGAACCTCCTTCGATTGCGTGATCTTATCGTAGCTGAACACCTTCACTTCGCGCTCGACCGTACCCCACTTGCCAAACTCACGACGCCAGTTAATCTTGGCAATGGCGGGACAAACGACAACGACCTTTGTTAAGCCGAGTGTATCACACGCTGCAATAACTTGAAGTGTTTTGCCAAGACCCTGCTCATCCGCAAGGAATGCGGCGGGGTTCTTACAAAGAAAGTCTGCGCCGACTTTTTGGTAATCGAATAGGTGGTTCATCTTTTCTCTCTCCCGCGTAACAAGCAAGAAGCGCAGCCTCTGCCCGTCCGTCGTCCTTCTTGCGTGCAAAGAGGTGGGCGTAATCGGGGAACAACTCTTGCGCTCTCTGCCGACTACCGTCCTTCCCTCCGAACGTGCGCATAGACTTAATCCAAGTTGCAGGTGGGATCAACTCAAAAGGTACAGACAGGCCAGCAAGGACACCTTCAACGATACCAGCCGCACGGCCAAAGCTGAACATAGAGGCAACCCCGTTTCCTGGCATAGCGGAAACTTTCTCGATAAGGGCTTTAGTCTCGCTATCTACATGTGGGCGGAGCGCATCGGCCAGCATGTGTGCGTCCACCTGATTGACGACACGCGGCCCACGTTTGACTTTAAGAGTAGGCATGTCGATGACGACAAGTTCTCGGCTATCCGTATCCAGAATAGCTACTGCTCCGAACGCCCCAACGTCTACGCCCCATATTTTCATAGGCGGTGTGTACAGTATTAGAAGCTAGTTCGCAAGTTACTGCGTGGCCCCAAAGACTTACGATGGCGAAGCCCGTCGGGTTTGTGGCGACGTTTAGACTTTGGCTGCGGACGCCATGACATATCCTTAACACCACTCTTCTTAGCCATTACTCGCCTTTCGTATAGACTTGGTAGTCACCTGGGTCTGTGTATTGTGCACCGTTGGGCAGCGCGTCAAATTGTTCTTGGCTCTTCATGAGTGGAGCCTTGCTTAACTGACGAAGAAGTTCCGGCGCGCTCATGCCGGTGCTAGCTTTGACTTGGCGGTTAATCATAATTTCTTCTTCGCGGTTAGCCGCTTTAACCTTTTTCAGCAAACCGAGTTCCGGATTTTCCTCGTCAAACTTAGCGTTGGCTGCTTGACGCGCCTTAGCATAAAGCTCTTTAATCGCGGCGGACTTGCCGACATTATCGAGGCTTTGATACTCAGGCAACTGCAACATCGGTGCGATCCCGCGCTCGGCGATAATACCTAGCTCGCGGTTAACAAGGCGGTCGGTGTCGGCATCGCCGGTATTTGATCCCATTTTATAGGGCGCAATACCCAGACGATCTAACTCGCTTTCAACAGGGTTCTTAGCTGGGCGGATTGTAACGCCGAGAAGCTGACGCAGCGCCGGGTTAGTTGTGGTCATCGGACCTTCGCGTGTTGGGCTTTCCGCTTCAGGAACACCTAGCGCCCGTTGCGCACCGGGGATTGACCGAGTAAGTGTCCCAAGCATGTCACCCTTTGCATCTCGATAGATGGCTTCTTCTGGGTCGTACGCGGCGTAAAAATCTTTAAGCCCTTGCATTGGCGTGAACAAAGCCGCGCCGTAATCAGCGGCGAACTTACCGATAATATCCAGATATTTCTTAGGGTCCGAGCCTGCGTCGGTAAAGTCTTTGATGAACTCATCGACAACATACAGGCCAGTACCCGCTCGGAACTGAGAGCCAGTTACCGCTTGAAAAATTTCTTTAGCGTCGATTGCTTGATCGAGCGTTTGGCCGTTGAGCTTGCCGTCGTTGTACCGCTTAATAATATCCGCGACGAGAAGGTACTGAGGAACTGGGAAGTATGCCTTCATGTCGATAACACGACCATCCGGCAACTTGGCCTCGCTCCACTTCTCACCGGCTGCGTCGCTGCTACGGAACAGATACGCGGCCCCAAACAACCCAGTGCCGACGATAGCTTTGGACAAAACTTCAGGATCACCGGCCATCATAGCATCGCGGTTCTTTTGTGATAGAAGACGGGCTACCCCCAACGGGTTATACTCGGCCTGAAAACGTATGGCGGAAACCATAAAGCGCGGAAACGGCGCGACGGTCACACCTGCTGGGCCAAGTGCTTCGACCAAGCCTATAAATTTGTCTGCAACTTTACCCATAATGTGATCGGTTTTTGGCGCGGCCCCGTAGGTAAAGTCCATCGTTTCCCGAAGCGCCGCTTCAATGGCGTCTTGCGGAATTTCGTCAAGACGTTGTGTGTCTACTATATCGTCGATGTTCATGCCGCGACGGGTTAATTCTCGGCGTAGATAAACAGGAAACATTACGTTGCGTGTTGTCGTTTCGGTAACTCGGTTCACCAAGTTAAGGGTGTTAACGACTTTTTCCACTTTACCAAATTTGTCTTTAGCCACACCACCTGCAACATCCGCCGCGTATGTAGCGTTTAGGTCTTTAACAGTCTTTGGGTAGTATGTGCGAAGCTGTTCGTAGAACTGCTTATTGCGTGCGGGTTGGAATCGATCAGTAAGAACAGCAAACGCGTCGAGCGCGCTCGTCCCAACCTTGTCGTTCCGAAATGGGTTTATAGCTGCGTTAATTGCGGTCGATGTAAGTGAAGTAGCCATGTCGATTGGGAGACGCACAACGGAACCCCATGTGTTACGCATGGTCGTTGCAAGCTGCGACACCATAAGGCCACGCGTTGCGTCGGTCGTGCGCTTCCACAGACCAAGTTCATCCGGCGTTTTCACGCCAGCTTCGGCGACATCCGCCGCTTCCTTCTTGATGTACTTGCTCATCACCATGCGGGCACGAAGAATACGCGCCGCTTCGGTGGCCGTTTGCTGCGACCCAGCCACAAAGTCTGTCAAATCTGACGGGTCGATACCGGCTTGCTTGGCAAGTTCAAGGGTACGATCCATAGGAAGCGTACCTGCGTCGAAGTGCATGAAGAAGAAGTCTTTAAGCGGAAGTCTTTCTGGCCGAGACAGGCCCGTCTCCTTGAGGTAGTCTACCTCAAAGCGCAGAACTTTGTCCGTCACTTCTTGCGTAGCGATAGGCCGCGTCTGGCCTTTCTCACCTAACGCTTTAATACCCGCCATGCCCTGTTCTTCGGGCATACGAGTAGGCGGAACAGGCGGAACAGGCGCGGCAACTGCGGCCATCTCTGGGGTAAGTGTAGCTTTCGGAGCGCCAGTAAATGTACCGGGACCACCGGGTATAAACCGATTCAATAGCGCACCACCGGCCAATCCGCCAACCCCGCCGACAGTAGCGCCCAAAAGACGATTACCTTCGCCAGCTTCTCCGCTACCGTACAGTGCACCGTATGCGGCTTCGCCGATAAGTGGCGCGGCTCCGGCGAGTCGAGTGCCAGCGAGGACGCTCTGCGCACCACGAATGGCGGGGACTGTAGCCAATGCTCCACCAGTCAGTTCGCCGACAAACGACGAAACGGGAGCCGTCTCGCGCAGATAGTCTTTGGTTTCTGGGTCCATGCCATAACCCGCAGTGATAGCGTTAGCCGCACCACCGAAATAACCAGCGGCCATCTGGCCAAGGTCGGTCTTCAACACATCTCCGAGCAGACCCTCTGCCGCACCCGTTTCACCAGTCTGCGTTGGGATGAACTGCATGGGGCCGCGCTTGGCAGCGGCGGCACGAACGGAGTCAAGATAATTTGGGTCAATTTGGCGTTTGTACTTTACCCCAATGTCCGCAACTTCTTGAAGGATTTGATCCGGAGTTTTTCCGTCGCGGATACCCGCGTCATAGACCCCCTGCATTTCGCGCTGCGCCAAGCGGTCTTCATCGGTAAGCTGCATCGCACCAGCCGTAGCGGGGACAACTCTGTCCGGAGCCATAGTAGATACCGAAGCAACGGTCTTTGGCGGGGCAAACGGCAACGCAATAGTTACGTCTTGCAGCTTGCCTGCTATCGGCGGGCGTATGATAATAGGCTCCGCAAGTGTTGGGCCTTTATAGTTCTTTGCAATCCAAGCGTCAGCCGCAGCTTTAAGTTCGTTTTGATTGTTAAGCGACGTTACCCCTGGAAGCGTGATCTTCTCCCCAGTGGTAGGAATTTCCAGAAATACTGGTGCGCCTTTCGGCTTTGTCTCGGCCATCTAAAGTCCTATTGACGGATAAGTGGAACGCCGGTCGCTTTCGGAAGAACCCGACCAAAAGCCTCTACAATGCCGGGGGCTTTAGATCGTTTAGTAACACCCGGCTGAGTAAACGGAACATACATATTGCGTTTAGGGTCCCACTGCCGCAGTTGTTCAACCCCATCTACTATGACTGGTTCGGGTTTATTCAACTTCCCACCGCTACCGCCACCACCGCCACCGCCGCGTGCTATTCGCGCTTCCCGCCTATCCTGACGCACAAGGCTAGCACTCTGGAATGCGCTCATGCGCTTGGGTACTGACATAACAAGTTCGTTTGTATCTTCATCGTAAATTTCTACAGCATTGCCAACGTCAATCTCGCGTGTCTTAACGGGCATCTTCTTATCGGTAACGACAATTTCACCATCGCCGTATGTCAGTCGCAGATTGCCTGTGTCGGGATCGCGGTCACGGTTGAAGACTTGCTTCTGGCGGAAAGCAATCTCTGCGACTTTCTTAGCCTGCTCTTCAAGAGGCAGACCTTCAAGCGCATTAATCTCATCCGGCTCCAAAGCAATCTTATATTTTGCAATAGCTGCACGCTGCATAGCTTCTTGCTGCTGTGACTGCTGCAACTGGGCAATCTGATACTGAGCGTTCAGCTTCTCCATCTGCTGCTTGCGGACGTTCTGAATAACTGCGCCAGGGTCTGTCGCGCCACGGCTACCTGCGGCCTGAAGTACTTGACCAACCGCAGATATTTTCTGGCCGGTGGACAGCGGGCCAATACCGCCGCTCATGAGCGCCTGCATATCTTGGATATACTTTGCTGTTGGCGTAAGCTGCGGGGCTGCGGCTGGCGCGATCTGCGGCATGGCACTAACTGGGGCAACAGAAGGCATAGCTCCAGAAGAACGCACCACGCCACCCGGCGGAGTGCGGTTCGGAATTAGTAAACGCGCTAAGTCTTGGATTCCCGCCATCTACTTACCCTTTGCCGAAGAGTTCAAGGAGAGCACCAATCGAGGACGCAGCCGACCCAACTTGGCCGAGAGTTGACTGGCCTGGTGCAGTTGTCGTTTGCGTGACTGGGGACGGAAGACCCTGCGAACCCATGAGCAACGTCTGAAGCTGCTGCTGCGGGAAGCCGCGCTGTTCCAAGAAATCCTTGTACGCAAGATCGAGGTTCTGCTGAGCCATGCCGCGCTGGCCTTGGCCTACGCCCTGAAGCATTGCAGCGTAGGACTGCTGATTGCCCAGCGCCTGTTGGCCGTAGCCTGCAAGAGCCTGTGCACCCGCAAGCTGCTGGCTCGGCAGACCCTGTGCAAACCCAGCGGCTTGCGTGTATCCCCGATTATAGAGATCAGCCAACGTCTGAGCCGTATTCAAATCTTCTTGGCCTGCAAGCTGCGCTTCGTAAACACCACGGCGTTCGTTACCAAATGCGTTCGATGCGGCAAGCTGAGCCTTCGTGGCTGCGTCACGTTCAGCGCGGTTCTGTGCCAAGCGGGCCATCGTGGCGTCGATGACGTTGGTCTGGAACGGCGAC